GAATTAGAAGGCAATACTATAGAATATAGGGTAGAAGACGATAAAGTAACATTAATAATCACAGATGAAGAAGGCAATACAACAGAGATTACTGTACCTCTCGGTTCTTTTACTTTCTAGTTGTGCATTACTTGTAGATCCTTTAGATAATGGTGTGCCACCCATACGTAGTATCGAATCGGCACAAGTAGGTTCTTTACTAACCAATCTAGCAGAAGCATCAATCCCTATAAAAAAACCTGTAGTGGCCGTTTATCCAAATTCTTTCAAAGATGATACAGGTCAACGTAGATCTAACAGTCAATATGCAAGTTTTAGTACCGCAATCACCCAGGCTCCTGATGCTTATCTTATAAGGGCTTTGAAACATTCTAATGTGTTTGACGTCGTAGAACGCAAAGGGTTGGACAATCTTACTAAAGAACGACAAATAATAAGAACAACAAGAGAAAACTTTGACGAAAAACAAAAGGTAAAACCTTTACTATTTGCTGGATTATTGATGGAGGGTGGTGTTGTAGGCTACGAGACCAATATAAAATCTGGGGGAGCTGGTGCAAGATACTTAGGTATAGGCGCATCAAAAGAGTACAGACAGGACTCAGTAACCATTTCTTTGCGGACAGTGTCAGTGAGTACAGGTAAAATTTTAATCGAAGTATTAGTAACTAAGTCAATATTGAGTGCATCTGTATCTTCTGATGTGTTCAGATTTTATGCAAATAATACCGAATTAGTTGAAATAGAGAGCGGTATAGTAGAAAATGAGTCTATAAATATTGCTTTACAGATGGCTATCGAGACAGCTGTTTTACAAACAATAGAGGAAGGATATGAACGAGGATACTGGAAAACAAGTTCTTGAACTTTTAAGGGCGATTGTAGTTGGCTTCGGTTTGTTAATTTTATCTTTGCATTTGATAAGTGCAGACAATGAAATTTTTATAGACCAGTCAGGTGCCACATCAAATTTAGATATAGAACAGGTTGGAGGTAGCGGCAACATCATAGGAGGAGCTGACGCTACGGCGGGTAGTATGACCGCCTTAGATATTGACGGTACAACTATGACTTTGGATGTTTTACAAAAAGGTAATACAAATAAATTCTTAGGGGATATATGGGCAGATAACTATACAGGCTACTTCTCATTTATAGGTGACACCAACACATTCAATATGTCTACAGACGAAACTAACGCTACAGGAGCAGACGGTTCTAATGTAAATGTACAGGTTACAGGCAATACCAATACTATGACACTAAATCATGCTATGACAGCTTTGGCGGCTAACCTTGATCTAGATTGGACTATACAAGGCGATACCAATAATATTACTGCATCTATAGATGTTGATGGTGCTACTAACTATATGAATATTGACGGTAATGACAACATTGTTACTTATGATGGCGATGGGTATGCAGGTGGATATTTTCATCTTACGCATGTCGGAGGAAGCAGAACTTTTAACATAGATCAGGAGTCCACATCTGATAATGACTGGCTCAAGATTACATCTGCTGGCTCTAGCGGTACTGTCTGTGTTACTCAGTCAGACGCAACTACTTCATTCGTCTGTTGAGATAGGCTCTATTTCAGAGGTT